GGCGCCCTCCCTCGTATTGGACTCCATTTCAGGAGCCTCGATGCAACCGGAGGGTATGCAATTAACAAGCTTTTAAACCTTGCGTCCGTCCTTGTCAGTGGCTCACGAGCCTTGCGGCTTTAGAGCCCTCTTCCTGAGACGGAAACTTTGTAATGCCGCTTTGCGGTCAATCCTCGCCGCACGGCGACTTTACTAGGGAGACATACATGTCTTTTGCACCATCCTCGCCCGTTACAGGCGCAACTGTGTCTGGCTTGACTAGCCCGACATACACACTTACTACGGATGTAGCACCTAACATTAACGGTAAACAATATGCCGTTACTGCTCTTGGTGGGACCCAGACCAGTGTCGATACGAATACTGTGAGCAAGCCTTTCAGCATTTCGTTCTTCCGGCCTCCGGTCCTAAAGGTGTTGCCCCAGGCTAACCCCGTAACTGGCGTTATCAAGAACGTGCCGATGAACACTTACAAGCTTATTACTCGTAAAGGCGTTCTACCGGCAGCCAATCAGAGTGCAATGGTGGCGAAAATCACTACCATCATTGACATTCCGGCTGGTGCGGACACTTATGAAGCCGAGGATCTGCGTGCTATGATTTCAGCCCATTTTGGAGTGGGCTGGGAACAAGCATCAGGTATCGCGGCTACTGTTGTGTCCGGTATCATCTGATGTGGATTAAGTTGGACTTGGCAACTTGCGTCATTCTTTGTGTCGCTTCGTTGCTCGTCTACTTGGTCTTCTTCAGGTAGATACTAGTTCTTGATTAACGTTGTGTCATTGGGAGTTATCCTATGAGCTCAATACAGCGCCTGGACGAGATGAGACTTACTGAGTTCTTCTCAGTCCTGCTAGAAGAGTTACGGTCTATTAGTGGTATAAGCGAGGAAAAAGCTTATGCCGTTAACAGACAGGTGCAACGCGCAAAAAAGCGCGCGGGTTATTTTAACCCTACCTTAGAGCCAAAGGCGATTGAAGGCTTTGTCACCCTCAATCATGAGATCGGGCATGCCCGACTCGCTTTGGACTCCAGTATATTGGCGAATGCTCGGTACTTTATCACAACGGTACTCGAGCGTTACACCCTTACACTGGACGAAGAGGCAATACAAACGCCTCTTTTGGTGTCAGAGTTGTTTAATAACTGGAGGTTTGGGCCCGGCGCCAGTAATGGCGTTAAGGGTACCCATGCTGCCCAGAAAATTCAACAACCCATGACCTGCACCTCTCTTAG